CAGCTACTACAGCAAAAAAACGTATGATTAAAAAACATCCAGAATATAAACAAACACAGTTAAAATATTTTCAAACATTGCATTCTTTTTGTTTTCATACGTTAGGTTTAAGAGAAGAGAATGTAATGCAGCCCGAACATTACGAAGATCTAGGCAGGTTAAGTAACATTAGATCAGATAATAATAAAAGATTAAGAATAACAGAAGAAAGCAACGGCTATCTTACATCCAACTCTGAATACTTTCAAGTAATAAATAAAGCTAGTGTAAAAGATATACCTATACAAAGTGAATTTAATACAAACGAATATAGCAGGGACTTAGATTATCAAATATTAAAACACCTAGAAGTTAACTTAGCAAATTACAAAGATAAAAATAAATTAATTGACTACACGGACATGATTAAAAAATATATCAAAGAAGAAGAAAAGTCNCCCAAATTTGAGGTAATATTNATAGACGAAGCACAGGATTTATCGCCAATACAATGGCAAATGTTCGATGTGTTGTTAACAAAAACTAAAGATATATTTCTAGCAGGAGATGATGACCAAGCTATATTTACTTGGGCAGGTGCAGATGTAAAAAGATTTATAGAGCAACCCGCAGAGAATCAATTTCTAACACAATCTAAAAGAGTGCCTAAAGTAGTACAAGAAATATCTAATGTAATACTATCAAGGATACAAGGACCAAAAATAAAAAAACAATATCTACCNAGTGATGAAGAAGGTACGCAACANCAAATATATTCTTTAGATAATGTTGATTTATCAAAAGATAAATGGCTGATATTAGTTAGAACCAACACCATACTTGAACGAATAGAAGAGCAATTAAGGGCTAAAAACCTTATATTATTTGACTAAAAAAGGCAAGAGTTACAGTAGTCGATTGTTTAGAAACATTCTAAACTGGACACGATGGACNAAAGGAGAAAATTTAAACATTACAGAATGCAAAGATATATTTGAGTATTTAGATTTTGAGTTTGATGAAAAAAAATTAGGTAACAGTGTATCAATAGAAGACGCAGGTTTCAATAGAAATCAAACATGGTTTGATGCATTTACTAAAGCAAGTAATGATGAAAAATTATATATAAGAACGATGTTGAGTAATGGAGAAAAATTATCTCAAGATCCTAGAATAGAATTATCTACTATACATGTAGCAAAAGGCGGTGAAGAAACAAATGTTATTGTTGTATTAGATAATGCAAGAAAAATAAGACAAGCTGTTGAACACAACATAGATAAACAAGATGAAGAACATAGGGTTTGGTATGTTGCAGTAACTCGTACAGCTAAAAATTTATATTTTTTAAAATCTAAAATAGAAAGGAACGGATATATTATATGAACTGTTGGCACTGTAGCACTGAACTAATATGGGGTGGTGACCATGATATAGAAGAAGAAAATGATACTTATAGTATAGTCACAAATTTATCTTGTCCAGAGTGTCATAGTTTTGTTGAGGTATATTATCCATCAGAAAGATTAATTAAAGAATACAAAGATTATGAAAAGGAGAAAAAATGAGTACAGAAGATCCATACTTAAAACAAATTGCAGGAACACATTATATGAAAATGGTAATCCAACCTGCAGAATTTATTAATAAAAATAAATTACCGTTTGCAGAGGGTAATGCAATTAAATACATTTGTAGACATTCAGCAAAAGGAGGGGTAGAAGATATAAATAAAGCTATACATTATTTAGAAATGATAAGAGAAAGAGACTACCCAAAAATAATAGAAGAGGAAATAAAATAATGTTTGTACCAAAATTTGAAGCACAGAAAGAATGGACAACACCGTCAGAGTTTCCTGATTTAAGACAACACGATGAGATAGCAATCGATTTAGAGACCAGAGATCCTGACTTAAAATCAAAAGGTTCTGGTTCTGTAATTGGTAATGGTGAAGTTGTTGGTATAGCCATAGCGGTTACAGGTTCTTCTTGGTACTTTCCTATTGCTCATGGCAATGGTCCTAACATGGACCGTAAAAAAGTTTTAGAATGGTTTACAGATACCTTGGCATGTAGTGCTACAAAAATATTTCACAATGCAATGTATGATGTATGTTGGATACGTAATTTAGGTATAAAAATCAATGGTTTAATTGTAGATACTATGATTGCTGGCTCACTCGTTGATGAGAATAGATTTAGATTTGATTTAAATAGTTTAGGTTGGGATTATTGCGGTCACGGCAAGAATGAAACTGCATTAAAAGAAGCCGCAAAAGAATGGGGCATAGATCCTAAAGCAGAAATGTGGAAACTACCTGCACTCCATGTAGGAACTTATGCAGAAAAAGATGCCAGTCTAACGTTAGAGTTGTGGCAAGAGATGAAAAAAGAAATTATTGCACAAGATATACAAGATGTAATGAATCTTGAAACAGATTTATTTCCTTGTTTAGTTGATATGAAATTTAAGGGTGTTCGTGTTGACGTTCAAAAAGCTCATACAGTGAAGCAACAGTTAGCATTAAAAGAAGAAAGCTTACTCCAAAAAATAAAAAAAGAAACAGGAATAGAACCTCAAATATGGGCAGCAAGAAACATTGCCAAAATTTTTGAGAAATTAAATTTACCTTATGAAAGAACTGAAAAGACAGAAGCACCTTCCTTTACTAAAAATTTTTTGTCTACACATAAACATCCGTTAGTACAATGTATAGCAAAAGCTAGAGAGATAAACAAGGCACATACTACTTTTATAGATACAATTATAAAACATGAACACAAAGGTAGAATACACGCAGATATAAATCAATTAAGATCAGATCAAGGAGGTACGGTTACTGGAAGATTTAGTTATAGTAATCCAAACTTACAACAACTACCTGCTAGAAACAAAGAACTTGGACCCATGATTAGATCTTTATTTATACCAGAAGAAAAACAACATGGGGATGTTTTGATTATTCACAGCAAGAACCAAGATTAGTTGTACACTATGCATCGTTATATAAATTTCCATCGGTATATGATGTAATTGATTCTTATCAAAATGACCCTAGTACAGACTTTCACCAGATCGTAGCAGACATGGCAAAGATACCTAGAGACCAAGCTAAAACAATTAATCTTGGATTATTTTATGGTATGGGTAAAACAAAACTACAAGCAGAACTTGGCGTGTCAAAAGATAAAGCTGATGAACTGTTTAATCAATACCATGCAAGAGTTCCATTTGTAAAACAACTGATGAATGCTGCATCAAACAGAGCACAGGATCGTGGTCAAATCAGAACTTTACTTGGCAGACTTTGTAGATTTCATTTATGGGAGCCAAATAGTTTTGGTATGCATAAGGCCTTGCCACATGAAGAGGCACTCCAGGAACATGGACCAGGAATTAAAAGAGCCTATACTTATAAATCGTTAAATAAATTAATTCAAGGGTCAGCTGCTGATATGACTAAACGATCAATGTTAGAATTATATAAAGAAGGAATTATAGCGCATATACAAATACATGATGAATTGGATATTTCTGTAGAATCACAAGAACACGCAGATAAAATCATTGAGATTATGGAAAATGCTGTTAAATTAGAAGTCCCTAATAAAGTAGATTACGAAAAAGGAAATACTTGGGGAGATATATATGGTTAATTATGGCTTATTTAAATGCAAACATACCACCAACCTACGCACAAATAAGGAGAGAGTATTTATATGACGGTAAAAAACATCATGGAGAAGTTGAAGATTGTATTATCTTTGGCATATCGTGTATGTCAGGAAGGGCTATACTATGGCATGCAATTATGGAAAACGGCGCAATCTTTTATCGTCTTCCAATTACGGCTTTTATTCAACGTGGTTATGAACCGAAAGATGTTCCATCTAGGAGACTTGATGAACTTCAACTTTGGAATAGCTTTAGTTATTACCCTGCTGTTACTTTATATGATATCTTAAGTGGTCAACACGGCAAATATATAGGTAAAGATAAAAAATGGCACTATGGTAATTACCTATTTACCATTGACTTTGCACATCCAGATAGTAATATACTGGATACGGAGCATTCCGAAATACCGCACGAACATAAGTGCGCTCACATAATTGCGTTAAAAGACGGCAACTATGCGGCACAGCCAAACAATAGAATAATNTGGGACCTACCTTCATTTACAGTTAAGGATAATATTCCTGACTGGAAAGTACAAACTAATGAATGGAGTGTAGAGGACTCAGGACAATGGCAAACAGAAGATACTGATAAGTTCTTCTATGAAATTGAGGAGAAAAAAAATGATTAATAAAATTATTGATAAAATTGAATTGATTTATACAAGATCTGATAAAACAATTTTTACTTATAGATGTTGTGTGATTGCAGCAATAGTAATTTTATACTTAAAGTAATGTCAGCGTGCACTAAATGTTTTCATCCTTGTCATTGTAGGGAAGAAGAATATTTACATGCTGATGAGTATGGTATTTGTACTTGCGAAAAATGCGAATGTAAAAGTAGCAGCGATGATAAGACATATGAAAACGAGGTAAATGAAAAATAATGGAGATAAACAGGATGAACTATTATTTTACAGGTATATTAATTATTTTAATGATGTCGTTGGCATTATTCGTAGAACCAGCGTATCCAGCAGAAACACAAAGCAACGTAAGTGGATCTAACACATCAATTGAAGGTGGTTATACTGGAGGAGCAACAACATATCAGTCGGGATCATCATCAAACAGTACAACTAATTCAACATCTAATTCTAATATAAAATCAGCACCACCAACATCATCAGCACCATCATACAATTCTATGACACAAGACGTGTGTGCAGTAGGTGGATCACTTGGGGTACAAACATTTGGACTTGGTATTAGTGGCGGCAAACATTTTATTGATAAAAATTGTGAACGATTAAAATTAGCAAGAATATTAAACGACTTTGGAATGCGTGTAGCAGCAGTAGCTATCCTTTGCCAGGATGAACGTGTGTTTGAATCTATGATATCAGCAGGCACTGTATGTCCGATTGACGGCAAAATTGGTAAGGAAGCTATGGCTTTGTGGTCTAGATATGGTCATGAAAGACCAGATTATAAAACATATGTAAAACGTATTA